CTGCGGCATTGATTGTCAAGAGGAGTCACAGCAGTGCGTTGTGCATATTCCCCTTCACTTTCAAGTTGATAGCGTGTTAGATAACCACCACGCTTGTATTCATCACCGCCAACGTAACTATCATATAGAAACATCCAACGATCTCGTGAACGATTGTGTAATGCGTTTGAACTTGAAGCTTCTGCATAGTCCTGTGAAATGACGATATCCATAGTTATAGATCCTTAATTGATTTATTTAGCAAGAGCATGTCCAAATCGTTGAGGAGCACTTGCTTCAGTTGTTTTATTGATAGGGTATAGAAATTGCACCATATAAGTTAGTGCATCACATCCATGATCAAATCCAGAGTTCTTATCTGGAGTCATACTATCCGTTTTATAAGCCCAGTTCTTTAAGCAAGCAATTGTCTTCTTACATCTGGGATCAATGTAGAAACGTGTGCTGCCATCTAATCGCTTAAAGAATAAGCTATTACCACAATTGATACGGTCTCGCACCAATGGATGTTGTCTGTGATAGCGTGTCTGAAATCCAGCTAACTCTAATAGCTTAATATCAGTGTTGCCGCCAGCACTTGATTTACGTTGCACTCCGGCAGGATCAGGAAATACCACAATAGGATTAAGTGGGTAACGATTACGTAGTTCCGTTATGATTTCACTTGTATTACTGTTCTCTAAGTAGATTTCATCATAGATCTCAATGCCATTATTTATAGCTCTGCCGATTACTACACTCATAGGTGTAACGTTAAAGTCCATGCCAACATAGATAGGTTCACGTTCAGCAGCTGGTCTAACTTCTCTAATGTTATGCTCGCCGAATTCACTGAAGATAACACCAGCAAAGTTTTCCCAATTAGCCATATATTCTTGACTGAATACTTTTGGACTTAAATCCTGTCTGGCTTGTTCAATTTCTTCAGCATCAACGAATCCGCCATCAGCTGTGGTATAACTGAATGATGCCCAGTTCTTCTTTGTTAGATGATTATCGTATAAATCTCTTGCAGCTTGATTACCTGCTTTGGGTGTGCCTGTGAATAATGCATGTCCTTTTTTATCTGACAAGGCTGGACGAATAATCTGATAAAAGATTTCTTCTAAATCAATATCACAGAACTCATCTATACAAACAAAATTAAGACTGCTACCACGTAAGTTATCACCTTGTTCAGCTGACTTTAAACATATCAGACTATTATTTTTCAATAGAATAGTGAGTTCACTTTCATTAGTAGTCTGTATCCAATTGAGTTTACTTAACTTCTTCTTTAACTTACCCCAGACTAAACTCTTAACTTGTTGTCTTGAGTTGGCCAGCATCCATACTTCACTATTTGGCACGGCTGCAAATCTACATAGTTCACGCATAGCAAGGAATGTTTTTCCTCCACGACGACCAGCAAGCACTACTCTAAAACGTGTCTTGCTGTCTGCGATCAGTTGTTGCTTTGCACTTAAAGCCATTTATCTACACAGCACATCATTGATCAGATCAGCTAACTTCATTAAATCTTCTGGTGTCATATAATATTCAGCTGTGGCAATACCAAGACTGCGATCACTACGAATAATCTTAAATTGTATCTGATCTGGACTTAGCCACTGTAAACTGGCATTGATTTCATAATCTTCATTTTGTTGTATTAACATATTGTGACTCATTCTAATTGGACGCATCTGTATCCTCTTCGACTTCTATACTATCTTCATCAGTTTCAACTACTTCATCATCCATCTCATCTGTCCATGGTAGCGCACGATTCTCATCATTGGTAGTGCCTGCATCATTTTGACTGAGTATATTCTTACCTAACCAGATAAGCATTGTGGGATTACCATCTAATGCCACACGCAGTTGTGCTTGACGCAGCGTTACTTTAAGTCTATGTCTTCCTTTTACCAGAAATTCCTTAAAATTATATCTGAGTGTGTTTTCATGCACATTGAAGTATGCAGCAATCTCACGATCAGATACACCTAAACTGGCCAAATGTTCAATCTCATCAGGTGGCACTACAATGCCTTCACGCCCAACTTTGATTCCCTCTTTGGTAATTGTGCCCCACTTATGCACACCTTTTGGTCCAGGTTTAGCTCGATCATTATCGTTATTATTTTGTTCTTCGTTCATCTTCTTCAGTTGTCCTTTCGGCAATAAATCCCAGTAGTTCTGGGTTTGCTTGGAATATATTGGCCCAGGCCATACCAAGTTGATGCACTTGATGTTCTGTCAGATCAATGTTACACTTTTCGCTAATATAATGATTAACTTCGTGTATAAATGTATCTAAGCATTGCTGCCCAGTCAGATTATTGCGGACTCGTATTTCACGATCTTCGGTATGACAACTACCGTAGTTCCCATTCATCAACGCTTCCGGATACCATTGAATATTCACTACTTCACTCAATACTTCTATTTGTTTATAACTCGTAGGATTAGGTGGGCCACTCGATATTTTCATAACTGCATATCTCCAAATCTTATACTATTACTTAGTCAAAAGAAAGGCCCCTAGAATCAGAGAAACTAGGGACTTTCAGTCTATTCAAAAAAGAAATAGTTATACAAGTAAAGTAACTAACTTGCAATTTACTTATAATTATTATGGAAATTTAGTTTAAACTTATGTGTTAGGTAATATAGCAATATCAGGTTGATCATAATGCAACTGAGCCCAGGACTTGATTTGTTCAGGCGTAGTTTCAATACTGAAATTAAGTGTGATCATAGGTATCCGATTTGAATAGATACAGACACATTGCATCTCTGATTCAATTACAATGATCTTTGATTTACGTATATTCATAATGGTTTAAGATTTTTATTATATAATATTTACATCACTAACTCGAGATCTAGATAGCCAAAAGAAAGCCCCATAAGCCTGCAAGAGCTGGGGCGATCTAATACAGTCCTAAGGTAGTCTTGTAGATAACTTAATCGTAACATAGTCAGAGGATTAAGCCGTGTTAACATTACTTATGATTGCCAACAACTTATCAGCATCAGATTTAACTCGATCTCTCCAACGTTGCTGTCTATCTCGATTACTAATTGGTCCATTTGGTTTAGGTGGGCGACCCATGCGTTTTGGTTGTTCAATTGTTTTCATTTTAAATTGGTTTATTTTCGGAACTCTCTCAAACTCTTTGTCTCTCTCTCATGACCCCTCTGACTTCCTCACGAGTGAACACGAGTGATCCCGTAGGGAAAGAAATAGGCGTAGCGTCAGTCGTTTTGCATCGCGAAATGCTGACTACTCTTTATACTTCTTAATACTACTTAATACTCTTATACTGTATTATGTTAGCGCCTTGTTAGATACAAAACGGTTAAGTCTATCATTAGCACTCTCACCAATTGTGGGAGTAAACACCATTGGATCCAGCAACCATAAGTCATATGCAATAAATCCCTTGGCCTTTTGTGCTACACTTAGTTTGGTTGGCAATGTAGTAATGTGTTTAAAGTTTCCAATTTGTAATCCAAATGTCATTGAGCCTCGATCAAAGAATCCGAATACAGCTGGGTTTAATGGTTTATAGCCTGCATGCCCAGGTATAAACACTCCGGGTTCACGTCCAAATCCACTACGTAAATATGCTTGCTTCCAGGTTGGATTATCATTTTTTGCTACAGCAGATACTTCTTCTCCTAATCGTTCTCTATTAGATAACATGAAGTCTCGCACACCAGTTTCATTATGCTCTATGCATAATTCAGTCAAATCGTATTCTTGTTTACGTGTATTGCGACTTCTGCCTTGTAACTTCATCTTTAACATCAATGCACAATCACCCCAACGTTGAGTCTTATCTGTTTTACATTGTATAGTTGCTTCGACGCTCTTACCTTTGGCAGTGGCCCATTCGCCAATGGTTACCTGTATAGCATGCCATTTTAAATCTGGATTATATAGACCTGGCATTAGACCTGGCATTAATTCTATTTGTTGTTGATTGTTCATTTGTTGTTCCTCTTAAATTGTTGATCAATTATTATTATACTATAGATATCGTTACGTTGCAATCTGCAAGATAGCCATGTTTCAGAGTCAGAAAGTATTCTGTTTCAGTTAAGATATCTACTACTGCTCCAGCTGCTCGATATAGGTCCTGAACTTCTTCAGCATCTTCAAGTGTGTTGCATACATTATGGTTCACGTAATAAATCATACAAATAAATCCCGGACCATAGTTTCCATTCGAGCAAATTGTGCCAGCACTTCTGCTTCTGTAGGTTTACGATGTTTTGGTTTAACTCCATGCAGTTCATCTACAATAGCATGTATATCTATAGTTGAAGCACTGGCAATAATAACAGGCATTGAGTCAGCATCAATTTGATTTGATTTGCTCAATTTACCATTTGCAAAGACTACAATATGACCCTGCTCGGGATTATCTAAGATGGATTGCCAATACTTTGCGTTACGATATGTGTTGACCACATATGTGTGATAATGTTTATTGTCATTGATACCACGCATGTTTACGGTTGTCATTGGTCCAGCAAGACGACTGATACTTTTAAATTGGTCTACAATAGCATATTGCTGATTGATGAATGTCATAAGTTTCCTTTAATACAACAACATAAGTTGCTGTTAAAGATATTTACTTAGAATCGTCAAAAAAGCTGAGTTATGGCGAAATAATTGCAGATTTTGTTTTGGCTGCAACTTATAATAGCTATTAGCATAAATAAATCATGCGCTGTTGCAATGGCAGTGTTAGAGTCGCATCAAAGCTACTGATAATAGGCCTTTGTAAGTTTCCTCTTAATAGCGACTCGATAATAGATCACCTGGACAGTCTGATCAACTGTTTACTGCTAACGCGAAAGGGTCCTGTTATTTCGTATCTAAGGATAAAAAATACTCTATAATGAATAGTTTTGTGTTGTCTTAGGCTACATTTGTGAGAAATAACCACCTGCAGATCTACTCTAGCATCGTAGCACTACTTTTATCTCTAACAGGGCGATTTAACGTAAGATTATGCAGTTTTGCCAGTTTATTCACGGTCACAACAGTGCAATCATATTTTATACTGATCTCGGCACTGGTAAGCCCGCTTTGCATATCTGATAACATTCCTGCTTTATTTAAAGTCCTTGTGGCATTATGACTATAAACTGGACTATGCCCACTTTTCCATTTGCGATACACATAGTTCAATGTGTTATCTAGAGTATTGGTAGATCTTGCAATCTGCACAGGAGTAAAACCCTGTTCAAAGAATCTATACAACACTGCATGATCAAATCTGCCAGCTGGCCCGTTTGGTAACGCAGCAGCAAATTCACTGGCTGGCAATACCACTTCTGCGGCTGCATACCAGACAGCTTCAGGATTACTATTTTTAATTAACATTTGTGCTGTGTTGATCTGATCTTCGGGCACTTGCCAGCAAGCTGCAATTAAAGTTTTAGATAATTTATAAATTGCTCGATGAGGAATGTCTACAGCCGGATATCCCGCTGCTCTGGCCCATATGCCACCTACATTAAGTTTCATTGGATTTAGATCTGTGAGTTCTATCACTGAGAGCCCAGGACTTGATCCAGTGGCAGAACCTATCCAGGTTCTGGGATTGCCCTGGGGCTTTTTATAAGGATTACCAGATAAATCTATCCAACTGAATTCTTTCAACTCAGTTCTCTCAGAACCCTTTCAGGTGACATCAACATTACATTAAATTCTTCTGTGTTAAATCTTATGTTTAGTTTTTCAGCAAGATTAAAGGCATGGCCTGAATTTGTGAAACTACTCTTAACATATTTTGGTCCAGTTAACTGCACTTCAATGTTGGGATGCATACGAAGTGTAAATGGTTTACCTTGGTAGCACACTGCATAGACGTGATCTGCTGCACATACTTCATATGCTCGATAATTTTCATCTATGTCTTGTAATAATATTGTGGGTTTACGCCGTGACATGAGATTTCCCTGCTCGCAAATGTTTGTATCCGGCTCTGTGTGCATTGGTCATCACAGTGATACGACTGATGTTGTATTTTTCAGCCATTGCCACATAAGTCAATTTATTATCTTTAATATCTTTCATCATTTCATCATAATCGTAATCTTTGGTTTGTCGACGTGGTGCATTAGGTCGTTTTAATTGAAATGCTTTAGCAAGTTCATCAGTTACCAATCCAGTATTGCAGGGACGCACTTCAAGTCCATGCTGATCCATATCAGGTCGTTCCCATTGATATAATACAGTTTGACTTGATCCTTTTTGCCACGCAATTGCACCAGAACTTTTTGCTATATCTAACCATTTGGTTGGTTCAGAAATACTAACAATAATCATTACCCATAGTTTAGTC